ATACATGATCGGATCAGTTGCAGATCCTCAAGATTTACAACAGTCTGGACAGAATAAACTTATTGGAATTGATCCCGAAAATGCGCCTGCTGGAATGGACTCAGTTCAACAGCTTTCTGGTGGTGGAGCAAATCCAGCGCTTATTGAGTACCAAAAGATTCTTGATCAACTATCGCTTACTCTTTCGAATGTCAATGAAAGTACTCTTGGTATCGATCAAGGTGGAAATACTCAAATTTCTGGTCGTTTAGCTGAGGTAAGGATCGCTCAAGGTCTTCGAGGAAATCGCAAGATAATGGACAACGTTGAGACGGCTCAACAAATTATTGGCGGTCTTGTCATGAAGTGTATCCAATCTCACTATCCTAAAGGAAAAGTGGAAAGGATTCTTGCCGAAACACCGACAGAGCAGTTCTACGAAAGACAGTTTGAGCAATATGACGCGGTAATTAAAGAAGGTGTTAGATCTAAATCTCAGAGGGATGCTTACTACTATGAACTGGTTAATCTTAAACGTGATGGCATTGTTGATGTACCTCAGTCAGAGATTATCCGCGCTCTTTCAATGGCGGGTCTAAGCGATCTAGAAAAAGCTATGGAATCTCAAGATAAGATGATGGCAGATAAGGCGGCTCAAGAACAAGAATTCCGTCAAATGCAAATGGAAGTTCTCAACGCAACAAAAGAAGAGAAGCTTGGACTTGCGAAGGAAAGAGAGTCTCGCGTGGTCAGCAATCTCTCTCTCAAAGACGAAAGAGAGTCCGAGGCGCAGCAAAATATTGCGCAGGCAACCCTTGATCGTGCTAAGGCAATCACTGAGATTGCCCAGATGAACGAAAATAGATTATTGAAGGTTCTTCAGGTTGTTTCCGAACTTGAAAGACAGGAAGCGTCAGGCCGAGAGGCTCAGAAAACACAGGTAGCCGCGCAATCTGAGCAAATTAATAACCAAGTCGAAAGCAGCGACGCCCTCCTTCAGCAAAAAGCGATGTTGCAACAGCAGCAATCGGAACAAAATATAATGCAAGATATCAACCAAGGAGGTTGAAGATGGCAAAAGGTAATGGTAAAGGCATGGGTGGGACACCATTCATGAATAACGGTAAGGGGATGTGTTCCTATAAGGACAATCCTATGCCGAAAGCCAGTGAAGTCGCTCCTATGTGCGGCCCTGGAATGAACGCTGACCAATCGAAAGCTAACAAGCTACTTCAAAAAGCTCAGAAGCAGCAAGACTCGCTTCGTGGCAAGAGTGGTATGTAATGTTTGATATGATGCAAGACCCAGGTAGCGGCTTAATGCTTCCACGTCAATTCGTGGACGAAAAGCAGGCCCTGAAAAAGACGATAGATGATCTCATTGATAAGGTTGTTTTAGCTCACCAACATATCAAGGATACCTATTATCTGGTATTGCACGCGAAATTTGACAAGTTAGACCCTTCGAAGTTCATGATCAGCCAGCCAGTAATCACAAAAAGATTACCTCCCTTTGTTTCTAACCAGATGGTTTTCTGGGTAAGCAATAGAAAAGGGATCTGCGAATTACTGTGGATGGTCAGTAAGGGTGCTAATAAAAAGCTAAAAGTGGACTTCAATACAACAGGTGTCGCCTACCTGCAAGCAAAGGGTGCTATGCCGACGTAAGCGGAATCTTACGCTATAAATACGGAGTTTAAATGGATAACGAAAACGAGGGTGCCGTACAACCCCTAGACGATTCACCGATTGGCCAGATGGTTGAGCAAGCTCAACACGATGCGCCAGAGGCACAAGGAGAAGATCAGTCTTCACCTACTATGATTCCTTTACATGTAGCTCAAAAGTTACGTGAGAAGAATCGAGAGCTTGAATTGCGAGCGCAATGGGCGGAGCAGGAAAGAGATCGCTATATGCAATCTCACCAAGCGCCACCAGCGCCTAAAGAAGAGGACAATTCACGGTACGAATCGGCTACAAAGGAAGATCTATCGAATTTTCAGCAGGAGACATTGCGGATCGTAGAGGAAAAGCAATGGATTAAAAATAATCCTGAGAAATACGCGGAGATCGGACAGTATTTACCAACTTTTTTAAAACAAAGACCTAATCTCGCATCGTCGATAAGTCAGGCGGTAAATAGGTACGAAGAGGCATATGAGCTTATGACAAAATTATCACCAAGGCAGCAGCAAGAATTAGCGAAAGCGGCGCAGCCTGCTCCCGTTAAGAAAGAAGCACCTCACGCCCCTGGCGGAGTGCCTAAAGCCGCGGCCTTAAATGATAGTGTTGATGTAATGAGTATGTCTGATGCTGAATTTGCTGCTTGGAGGGAATCGAAGCGCAAGCGTAGATAGGCATAAGGAAAAATTATGTCAGTGACTACAACATCAGGCTACGGCTCGATGTCTGATAGATGGGCACACCGTGCACTTCTTCAAAGATCGAAACCCCGTTGCGTACATAATCTTTTTGGTCGCGCTTTTACGCTTCCACAAAAGAACACCGATACAATGGCTTTCAGACGTCAAGAGAACTTGAATTCTGATCCAGTCGTACTTTCTCAAGATGCTGATCCAGCACCTGAGCAAGTTCAAAAGTTCGACATCAACGTTACCATTCAAGAGTTTGGTAAAGTTGTATTGCTTGGACGTAAGGTTATCTTAACAGTTGAAGACGATACCGCTTCTGAGACTGCTGACAACCTTTCTCAGTGCATGCACACTATGCTAGACAAAGTTACGCGTGATGTGCTCGACGCCAGCGTTCCACAAATCACATGCCTTAATGGGGTTAATGGAAACGCGATTACGGAACTAACTCAGGCTGATGTCAACCGAGCTATTCAATATCTCGATGACAATGACACTGAGAAGATGACTCCAACCATAGACGGGACCTCACGCTTTGGCACCGGCCCCGTGGAAGCGGGATTTTGGGTTATGGCTCACGTAAATTTAAAGGCAGACATCAGAAACTTGGACGCATTCGTGCCTACAAGTCAATATGGAAGCCAAGAGCCAGTACTTCAAGCCGAGTTCGGGGCAACCGATGAAGCGCGATGGGTAACATCTACTCTGGTTAAAGTGTCAGCGGCAAATCCGCCAGTATACAACAACACATTCGTCGGAGCTAATGCCTACGGCTATGTTAGCCTAGATGAAGTGTCTACAGAGATCATTATGAAACCGCTCGGGTTTAATGATTATTTGAACAGATTTCAAGCTATGGGCTTTACTGCCTGGTTTAACGCGGCTGTTCTCGATGATTCCCATATTGTAACACTATTAGCTACAAAAGGATAAGGAGGATAACCATGTCAGACCTATTTTTAGGACAAACTTGCACTGAGTTGTATAAATTCATCTCAGCAGGTACAGCCCATACATTTCGCTTCAATTTCCAACCCGATAAGGTCGTTTTTAACAACCTTTCTGATTGGACAGCAACCGCAGCAGGCAGGCCAATTTCAGTTTGGTTTAGAGATCAAACAACTGCGGCTCATGCCTACCAGCAACAAGTAATCGATTCTTCTGCTGGAGCTAGCTTTAACTTCTTGGATACTACTACAAACGGTTTTACCGTTGCAGATCTTCCAGGTGGTCAAGCTACATCTCACGCCACAATCAGCGGCATTACGCAGGCTGATCCTGGTGTTGTGACTCATAGCGCATTTACATTCCAAACTAATCAGATCGTAAGACTGACAGATCTTGGACAAGTGACGCCAGTGCTCAACCGTGGGATGGGAGCATTAAACAACAACCGCTATCGAATCACTGTTCTCAGTGCAACAACTTTCTCTTTGAAAGACGTTATCACTGGAGAGCCGATTGATACTACAGGTATGGACGCATACGTTTCAGGTGGAAGAATTACACTTGAGACTCATGTAATCAGCTTGAATAACCCTCAAGTCACTCCATACTCCAACTTGAATCCTTACGATCCGAACCCTTATCAATACGATCCTGTTACCTATCAGCTTACTGCTGGTACGGCTGTTATGGGCTCCGATGGAGATGTGTTCAATATCGAGGTTTACAAGTTTGGCCAAGTCATCGATTTGGGCGACTTGCTTGTTTAGAGCATGGTGGGAGGGGTTTAAAGCCTCTCCCATCTACTAATTTGATAGATTTTATTAGGTATTGGTAGATGCAATCAGCGACATACACAGACAAGTTTCTTTACGATTACTTAGTTTTCTATCCGCAATGGCAATGGGAGAAACATCTTTTCCGTTTCCTAGAAGATGAAAATGATGTAAAAGAAACTTTGAAAAGAATAAAAATAAACTTTAAAGTGCGCGAAGAGGAGTCTTACTAATGCAGCCTCCAATAGGACAGCTACCAGACAGAGCAAATATCGTCAATATTACGAATGCTCTACCATGCGCAGTCTTTACGGATGGGCCTCATTTCTTTCCTAATAAAGCTTTTGTCCGCATCACCGATTTAAATGGCGCAATGCCAGTTCCACGCGGAGAAGACCAGCTTAATAATCAGAAATTTAGAATCATCGTAACTGGTGATGACAGCTTTACGTTGCAAGATCCTATCACATTCGAGCCAATTGATTCAACGACATTTCCGCCGTATGTGACAGGAGGTAGCTGCAATTTGGTGCAGAACACCTTTATATTTTACCCAAGTCCAGATCAAGAGTACCCCAATTAAGGAGATAAAATGGTTAAATTAGCACAACCAAAAGCAGATGACGTGATGGACGCGGCTATTGCTCAAGTACAGACTCCTGAGAGAGTTGAAATTGAAGATATGCCTTTGAATACATTACGTGACTACCGTCTTTATAATGAAGCTGCTAGAGCAGCAAATAAGAAAGCAAAACTTCTTCGATACCCAATCAAACAGTGTCCCGTTGAGCTTCATCCTAAGCAAAGAGTGAAATTCAGCGTAAATAATGGCTCTATGCAGCCTATTCCTGTTTTTTTGAGCAATCACCTTATCCATTTTGATGAGAAACTTACACCAGGAAAAGAATACGATCTTCCTGAGTGCATTATTTCTTATCTAGCTGACAAAGGCGATACTCAATGGGGAGTTGTAACACTTCCAGATGGCTCAACCGACACAAGAGTGATTGGTAAGAAGCCTAGATTTTCACTTACTACAGTATGGCGGGATCAATAATGGGAACTCGATTCGTTCAAGACTCATTAGACATAATGAGGACTGCTTTAGGCAGGAAAAATGAGAATGATCCAGCGTCAAGCGATGAAACTCTATTCGACTATTTGAATGATTTTGTCAGCCTGACAATGCCAAATGATACTAAGCTTTTCGAAAGCTTTGGCACGCTCACTTTTACCATTGACGAATCGAATCCTACTGGCGTTTACACTTTCAATGACGTGGGCGCTGATTCTGACTTCATTAACATCTCCCAGGAAGCTTTCATTTCCTTACTTGATCCAGTTGGCAGATCCATTTCATGGAACCAGTTGCCTATCTATCAAGACCCTGGTGAGTTTTTTGCAATTTGGGGAATTAATAACGAAGAAATCTTGATCAAGGGTTATCCGACCATGATGTTGATGTACGGGAACGAAATGACTTTCCGTACAATTCCAGAGCAACCCTACATGGTCAAAATCTACGGATACAAGAAAAACTCGGACTTCCCGTCCCCTGACGTTGAGCTTCCATTTGACTACTGGTGTCGTTATGTAGCCTATGGCGCTGCCGTCAACTACGCAAGAGACTATCGTTATTCTGCTGAGGCAAGAGGCTTGATTGAAGCCACCTTCAAGAGCGAAAGGAAATTGCAATTAACTAGAACCCATAACCAAATCAAAATGGCAAGATCAATGCCAAGATTTTAGGAGTCAAAATGCCACTAGTCAAAGGTAAAGGCGAGAAAGCAATCCGCCAGAACATTGAAACAGAGATGAAAGTCGGAGGCAGACCAAAGAAGCAAGCTGTCGCTATTGCTCTCAATGAAGCTGCAAAGTCAGGCTACAAACCTAAGAAGAAGAAAAAGAAAGGAATGAAATAATGGCCAAAATGATGAAGCCAAAAGGCAAAAAAGTCAAAGGATGCGATTACGCGGCCGCTGATGAAGAGTATGACAAAAAGCAAATCAAGAAGCAGGGAAAGGAAATGAGAACTGCTGGGATTGCAAAAGAGTTAAAAGAGTCTCAAAAAGACCAAGGTTACTCCAAAAAACCCCAGGTAAAAGGCCAAAAGAAGAACGCTAAACCAGCAATGGGACAAAAGAAGGTGTACTAATGGCTAAAGACATGTGGATCGCTGGAGCGATCAAAAAACCTGGCTCTTTGAGAAAATCACTCGGAGTGAAAAAAGGGGAGAAGATTCCTGAGGCAAAGCTTAAGAAGGCTGAAAAGTCTAAGAATCCGCTCACTAAGAAAAGAGCCGTTTTAGCTGAAACTTTACGCAAGTTTAAAAAGTAGGGAATTATGCCTTGGCATTCAGTTTTACCAGTCGGTACGCTTTCCGTCAAAGCGAATAGACCATTGATGCAAGATAATACGTCGTATATCGAAACGACAATGGGTAATAGCGTTGTGGGAACGAATACCAATTCCACAAGGGATCACTTTTGGGACGTTGGGTCAAACGAAGATGGTCGGCATAGATTCTTTCAGTCTCTCGGCTTTACAGTTGGTGGTTTAGCCGCCGATCCAGTAATCGGAACGGGGATGGATGGGGTAATTTACCTTCGTGAAGTCCTCGGCCGAATTCAAGGGTTTTATCGTAATAACTCAGGTGGAGTAAACAACGGGATCTATCAATTTATCCCTGCCTATATCATTGGGACTATGGTGATTGCAGGTGGTGGTAATAGTGATTGGGTAACTCTTTCGGCGGTTCCTTCAGGTTGCTACGGTGAAATTTACATGTTTAAAGACTCCGATCTTAGCTTAGTTCAGTTTGGAAACTTCAGTACTTCTCTAGGGGTAGGAGCTCATGTTAGAGCTTATTCCTCTCGGATTAAGCAAATTGGCGTTTCAGATGACTATATGATTGAGCTTAGAAATGATGGCGCTAGTGGACTTAATATCCAAGCAAGGCGTGGAGATAGCGGCTCTGGTTTTGATGGAATTTGGAATTATAGAATCACTTACAGGTCTTTCTAATGGATGTTTATGAAATAACTGGCCTTCAAACGGGCGTTTCCAGAGCTGGAATTAATTTTCTTCAGCCCTCTGATTCATTTCAGAGCATGGATAATTGCTTTATCTATAGGCAAGTTCTTCAGTCTAGACAAGGCGTTGGCTTTTTCGCTCCTCGATTAGCTGGTGAAACTAGAGTGTTTGGAATTTTTGAATTCATCAAGCCAGATTCCACCAAGGAACTTTTGGCTTTTGATCAGAATTTTCTTTATACGTGGAACACAGGGACAGGAGTATTCGACCAAATACCATTTGGTGGGTCAATGGCTGGGTATACTGGATTCAATATCAGCGCTAAAGACTTTTATATCTCAGGGACCGCTTATCCTACTGGAATGAATGACCCAAGATTTGTCTTCTGTAGCGAAGGTATTGCCCCAAATGGAGCTGGTTCAGCTATTTTCTTCTATGATCCTGCCACTGGAGATGTGAAAGATTTTACAGATGTGGTGGATAATCCAAACTACGCGGCGCCTCCAGGAGGACAGCTTACTAGCGCTACCTATGTGTTATGGTTCAATGAAAGACTCAATTTCATTGTGCCTATCATAGCGGGTATCGTTTATAATCAAGGTGTTTTGTATTCAGGCATTCGAACCGCATCAGGAAATGGCGATAAATTTAATGTTGCTGGATCGGGAATGTTTCAAGCAGACACTTCACTTTACATCACTGGCGCTAGCATCTTAGGTCAAGTTCTAGCTCTCAATTTTAATCGTAT